TGAAAAACAAGAAAGGATGACCTGCCGATGAAGCAGTATGAAGCTGACCAACAGCGGAAGTTATTTCAGTGGACGACCTTCATCCGGGCAAAGTATCCTGAAATTGATTTGATGTTCCACATTCCGAACGGCGGAAGCAGGAACAAACTTGAAGCAGCCAACCTCAAAAAGCAAGGAGTAAAGGCAGGTGTGCCGGATTTGTTTTTGCCGGTTGGCCGTGGAAGCTATCACGGTCTGTTCATCGAATTAAAATACGGTAAGAATAAGCCGACTGAAAAACAAACCGAATGGCTTAAAAGCCTTAATGAACAAGGCTACGCTGTCGCTGTATGTTATGGTTGCGACGAGGCAAGCGAAAAAATATTAAAGTATTTGAAATTAGGTGAAATAAATGAGTGAAGAAAAAAAGAAACGAGGTCGCAAGAAGAAACTCGACCGAATAGACAGGATGTGTCTTTACTGTTCTGATTACAACGCAAAGCACGGCACAACTTACAGCTATGGCCAGTTTGTTGCGCAGATAGCCGCAGGGAAAATTAAAAGACTTGGGTTATATGATTATGAAGGAGGTCTTGCTGAATGAGTGAAAATGAAAAACCGGTTGCAGCGGAAATGCAAGACAATCCGACACCGGCAGAAACATTGTCGGAACTCGACAAACTTGTGATAGGCTTCATCGACGGTGACCTTGATGTGGCTACGCTCAATAGCTTAGATATGTTTAATCGTTGGTTAGTGTTGTCAATGTCAGCCATATACAGTTGCACAAAGATAGGCTTGCTATCAGCCAAGTCTTGTGTCAAGGCCAAATATAAATTATTGCAAGAGTATCGCAGATTTAGAACTGACACATTTTTTGCCGAAAAAGAACATATCGAGTGGATTAAACGCACGAAAGAAACTTCTTGCAAATTAACGGAGTTGTCAAAGGCGATTGCCGAACACGATACTAATGTATTGCAAATTGCTTTGCAGATAATTGACCTGCTCACAAAGCACGATGTTTATAATAAACTTTTTATTCTGTCTGATACATCGGATACATACAAGGAAAAATGTTTAAAAACACTAACCGAAAATGATACAGCGTTTTTGGATGAGTTCGGCAACATACCATTTGTGGATTTGCTCTTTAAATTTTACAAATCAACGGAAAAAACGAGAGCATCAGAAATTTTTAAAGAATTGGATGCCGACAATATCAGAACTGTAGCTTGTCACGTGCCGGTTAAATCTGACAATTGTCAGGGTATCGCAAAAAGCTATAAAGAATATTTCGGCATTTAATAAGGCAATATTCTTGCCGTGTGCAAAATCTTAAAGGAAATTCAAATCAAGTTAATCCTATATTCAAAAAGTAATCAAAGCGACGACTTCCGCTTTTGATTAATAAGCTGTTAAAAAAAGAATGCACCAAAAATCAAACACACAATTGCAGCGGCAAGGTTGCATAGAGCAGTAGTTCGGTGGTCAGACGGACTACTGCATATTTATATCATCTGACTTTTTAATGCGAAAATAGAACAATAGACAGTCACAAATAAAAGGGTTGAAATACCCTTTTACTATCCTGCTCTAGGAATTAATTAAGTGACCGTTTTAGTTTTAACATATATAATAGGAAGTTTAATATGTTTACATACAAAGCTGAAATCAAGTCGGGGCCTCTGCTCGAGGTGAAATACTATAAATCTTTCAGAAAGAGAAACAAGAAAAATCTTGCTCGACAAATCAATCAATCCCGAACAAACGAAAAGCAAGCCAAAGCAAACCGTATCAGAGGAGAACAACACACACAGAGGCTTATCCTTTGCAACTTCTCTGAGGGCGACTGGTTCGCAAGGTTCTCCGCTCCGTTTGGCGAGTTTACCGAAGATGAGTTTGAAAAAGTTGTCTCGAATTTTTTCAAGCGTATCAAACGCAGAACAGAGAAAAAACAAATCAAGTTTAAATACATCGGGTACTGCGAATGCGGCAAACTCGGTAGAAACTGGCATTTGCACATCGTAATTGAGGATTGTGTCAGAGAAATATTAACGGAATGTTGGCCGTGGAAAAACGGAATCAATTTTACTCCGCTCTACCAAGACGGAAACTATGCCGACCTTGCAAAATACATTCGCAAAGATGTCAGCGGAAAGAAAAGATTAAAAACATCAAGAAATTTAACGAAGCCCGAAGTCAAAGTCACCGAGGGCAAGAAAAGAGAATATCGAAAGCTTGAACGAGGAGAAGCTCTGCCTTGCCCTGAGGGATATTATTTCTGCAAAGATGAAATGTGGATAAATGACTTCACGGGTGCGTCTTTTCATTTTACTTACTTGGCCAATAGCCATAAACACAAGAAAATCGGAGGTGCAAGGATTTGAGAGATACAACAAGAGATTATACAATTTCACAGTTTAGACTTTATGCCTCTCTTGGATTTCCAAGCAAAGCACAGGTTGTAGCTGACAAGACAATGCACCGAGCATTACAACTTGACCTGCTTGCTGTGGCAGACACACTTAATACCTTGACCAATAGTGGTAAAGACTACATCTGTCAAGCTGTCAGCGCTGTTTACTTTGTTGCACCAACAAAACCGTTGCACAAAGGTGAAATAAATTTGAGAGTGACCAAGTTTGCTGTCAATAACTATACAGACGAACGCACGGTGTTTCGCTGGCTGAAAGAGGCGCGATTGCTTTGCGCAAAACTTCGTGGGCTTAACATTTGTACATATTGCACAAAGAAAGATGTCAGTAGAAGCGATTAAACCTGTTGTACAATTAAATTGTAATGATAAAACGAAAAGTAACAACGGACTGGATCATTAGCCAAATCCGTGAGGGCAAGGCGTATAGATTCTATTTAACGGCCGATTGGCAAAAAGTCAGAGATGCAAAAAAAGCGAAAGAACATTACGAATGTGAACGCTGTCGAGCAGTAGGTAAGTACAGCCCTTGCGAGGCAGTGCATCACAAACTATATCTCAAAGTAAGACCTGACCTTGCTCTCGACATCAACAACCTCGAATGCCTTTGCAAGGATTGCCATTACAAAGAACATCACAAGTACGAATCGAAAAAATTAAAAGATGAGTTTGCTGAACGATGGTGAGCGAAAAAAGACATACCCCCGGGTAAAAAATCGAAAAATTCTGAGGCCAATGGATAACGGTGTAAAGGCACGACAGTTTGGTCTCGCGCACGCACACGAGAAATTTTTGAGAGAGGAGTAGTATAAATGGCACAAATTAAAATTGCAGAAATCAAAGACAGCTTAATTGAGCAACTGACCTTGAAGGGGGCAAACATTGAAGTCTATAGAGATTTAATTGACAGCTATATTTTTTGCACGAAGCTTGAGCGTAAAATGCAGGCGGACATCCGCAAAAATGGCTTGACATACAAAGCTATCAGCGCCACCGGTAAAGAATATATGAAGGACAACCCCTCAGTAAAAAATGCCGTAATGTACAACAAACAGCGTTTAGCGATTCTCTCACAAATGGGGCTGTCAATTGACAAAGTCGAGAGTGATTCGGATGACGAACTGTAAATACCTTGACGATTACATAAAGCAAGTAAAAAGTGGTCAATATCGTGTATGCAAAGAGCAAACACAGCTTGTAAATTTCATAGAAAAAGTATTTGAAAATGAGCAAGTCTATGTTGACAATGAGCAGGTTGAAAAGTATTTTGCTCTACAGAAATATTTTCCATACGAATTATTTGCATGGGAAAAGTTTTGTTTTATTCTGCATAATTGCACGTATTCCGCACCGGGTGTATTAAGATTTCCCGATTTAGTTTGTGTGGTCGGGCGAGGCGCAGGAAAAAATGGCTATCTTACATTTGAAGATTTTGCTCTGCTCACGCCTGTCAACGGCATACGCAATTACGATATTGACATTTGTGCAACATCAGAAGAGCAAGCAAGCACAACCTTTAATGACATCTACGAAATTTTGGAAAACAATTCTACAAAAATGCAGCGGCATTTTAAGTGGAACAAAACAGAGATTACAAACATAAAGACTAATTCAACAATCAGATACAGAACTTCAAACAGCAAAACGAAAGACGGAGGCAGACCCGGTAAAGTCGACTTTGATGAAAAGCATGCATACGAAAATTATAAGCTTATTGATGTTTTCACAACAGGCTTAGGTAAAAAAGCTATGCCACGCAGAACAACAATTACAACCATGGGAGAGGTTCGGGACGGACCACTTGACAACGAGCTTGCCGCCGGTCTTGAAGTGTTGAATGGTGATGCACCTGACAACGGCACTCTTTATTTCATATGCAGGTTAGACAATGAAAAAGAGGTATATGAGCAAGAAAATTGGTACAAAGCAAATCCGTCGTTGCAATATTTTCCAAACCTATTGAGAGAAATTCAAAAGGAATTCGAGGATTGGAAGCGTGATAAGGTGAACAATTCATCTTTTATGACGAAGCGTATGAATATCCCAAAAGGCACAGAAGCCCATCCTGTTACCTCATGGGAAAATATCAAAGCAACAAACAGACCTCTTCCAGACCTTGAGGGTAAGCCGTGTGTTTTGGGCATTGACTACACCAAAACTACTGACTTTTTGGGTATCGGTTTAATGTTTTTAATTAACGGTGAAATTGTATGGAAACCGTTTTCATGGTATTGTTCGCAATCGGCCGACCTTGGACGAATTAAATTTCCTTATGCTCAACAGCCTGATTTACAAAGGGTTGACGGGGCGGAAATCCCGCCTGAAATCGTCGCCGACTGGTTGAGAGAGCAAAAAAAGCATTACAACATCGTCGGTGGAGCATTGGACAGTTACCGTTATACTTTGCTCAAGGAGCCGTTAATGCAGTTGGGTTTTGAATGCGACCGCAAAGGACGAAACAATCTAAAACTTGTAAGGCCGTCTGATAAAATGCTTGTTGCTCCTCTGATTGCTTCGGATTTCGCTAATCATCGTATTGTTTGGGGCGATTCGGCATTAATGCGCTGGTACACAAACAATACTTCTGCTGTTGAAGATAAAAACGGCAATATCATATACGGAAAGATTGAGCCAAAATCACGAAAAACAGACGGATTTATGGCGTTCGTCGCCGCATATACACAGCTTGATTTGCTGAAACAAAATCAGCCGATGACGGTTGATGAACTCAAAAATTGCTTTAACGCAATTGTATTTTAAGGGCAGGTGAAAACAAAAATGAAAGTAATAAACTGGGTGAAAAATCTCTTTAAAAAAGATGCCGTTGCAACGGAATTTAACGAGGACGGCTCGACAGTTGATGAACAGAGGTTTCACCTGACTGAACTTGCTCTATTTACCGCAATTGATTTTATTGCTCGAAGCTTGGCAAAGTGCGAATTTGTTACCGTAAACAATAACCGAGAAAGTCGCAAAGCTGAATACTATCTGTGGAACTATGCACCTAACGAACATCAAACAAAAATCGAATTTTTTACGCAGGCTGTTGCCAAGTTGATTTTTGACAACGAGCTTTTAATTGTCGAAACCGCCGATAATCAGCTTATGATTGCTGATAGCTTTTCGAGAACGGAACACGCTTTGATTGACGACACATTCAGCGGCGTTACTTGTCGGAATTTTACATACCAACGCACTTTTTCTGAAAACGAGGTAATTTATCTCAGATACAATAACTTTGCTCTTAACGGCTTACTATCGGATATGTGCAAGACTTACGAGCAGTTAATGTTATCGGCGCAGGAAAGATATAACAAAGCTGTCGGACATAAAGGCATTTTGGAACTTGAAAATTACAGCTTTGGCGATGAAAATTTTGCCGAAACCTACAACAAAGTGCTGTCAAAGCAGTTTAAATCATTTTACTCAAACAAAAATGCTGTTATGCCGATTTTTAAGGGTATGAAATATTCAGAACCCTCAACCGATGCCGGAAAGACTACGAACAGCGAGATTAACGACATTCAAAAGTTAAAAACCGAGGCTTACACGATTGTTGGCAATGCTTTGCACATTCCGCCGGCAATTTTAAGCGGTGAAGCATCGCAATTGTCTGATGCACTGGATTGTGCTATCGGAAATGCAATTGATCCGATTGCAAATATGTTTGAGCAAGAGATTACAAAAAAGAGATTCGGTAGCACAGAATTTAGCAAAGGTAATTATCTACTGATTGACACAACGACAGTCAGACATATTGACGCAATCAGTCAGGCGAATAATCTTGATAAGTCAATTGCCAGCGGTGTGCTGACACCTGCGCAGGCTCAAAAATATTGCAATATGCTCCCTTGCCCCGAAAAATGGGCGAATGAATATTATATTACGAAAAATTATCAAACAGCGGAAAACGCATTGAAAGGTGGTGAATGAATGAAGGACAGAAATTACAACATCAAGCAGATTGCTGAAAATCAGAGTGTCTTGCAGATATATCTTTATGGCGAAATCGAGCCGAGCTACTTGAACATTTGGGGCGACCTTATTGAATCCAAAACAAGTGCCGAATATATCCGTAAAGCAATTGAAAAAGCCAATAAAATTAACGGCATTGAACTCTACATTAACTCAATCGGCGGTTATGTCGACGAGGGCGTGTCAATTTACAATTTGCTCAAACGGCAGAGCGTGCCCGTCACTGCATACATTGACGGTATGGCTTGTTCAATCGCCTCTGTTGTCGCAATGGCGGCTGACAAGATCGTAATGCCGTCAAACACAACAATGATGATTCATCATGCGATCGGCGGTTGTTACGGCAATGCAAAAGAGCATAGAGAATTTGCGGCTCAGCTTGACAAGATCAGTGAAGCAAGCACAAATTCTTACCTTGTACACGCAGGCGATAAGCTCACGAGAGAAACCCTCGAGCCGCTTCTTTATGCTGAAACATTTTTGACGGCAGAGGAAGCCTTCAATATCGGCTTGTGTGACGAAATTCTTGATCCGGTTGACTTAACCGAATCAAAAGAGATTGTTGACGATGCACAGCAAAAGAAAAATCCAAAAGCAAAACAGGCAGCGGCAGAGCTTGCAAAAATGCTTGGTGAAAAGCCCGAATCGCAGACACCACCCACACCCGAGCCAAAACCGAAAAATCACGAAGAGAAGGACAGCTTTGATTTTTTTGAAAAGTATTTTAAAGCAAAAAATTATTTATAAAGGAGATTAAAAAATGAAGAACCTTGATTTACTCAATGAAGCAAGAAAGAATTTTGCAAATGAACTTCGCGAAGCGTTTGCGAATAAAGATGAAGTAAAAATGACAGCGGCTTTCGAGACATATGCAGAAAATATTCAGAAAGCAATTATCAGCACAGCTCAGGAAATCGGAGAAACGGCAGATAATACGATTCTCACAAAGAGAGGATTCAGACAGTTGACATCATCAGAACAGAAATTTTACAACAATTTTGTTCAGGCATCAAAAGCAGGAGATGTAAGACAGGCTCTTTCGGGTTTGGATGTTACAATCCCTCAGACGATTATTGACTCGGTGCTTGATGATATCACCAACAATCACCCTTTGCTTGATGCAATCGGTATCGAAAATACATACGGTTCGGTGAAAGCAATTTTTGCTACGGACACAAAGCAGCTTGCCGCTTGGGGTGCACTCAACACAGCAATCGCGCAGGAGCTTGCAGGCACTATTACCGCAAAAGATTTTTCAACGTCAAAGGTGAGTGCTTTTATCCCAGTACCGAAGGATATGCTTGACCTTGGAGCTACATACATTGATGCATATGTGCGTAAAATCCTTAGCGATGGTCTTGCGTATGCGCTTGAAGATGGTTTCATCAACGGCGACGGCAAAAATAAGCCAATCGGTGTACTTAAAAATCCTGATGGCGCTGTAGTAAGTGGAGCTTATCCGGATAAGACAGCGGTCAAACTTACAAGCCTCGATGTTGTGTCTTATATGCCGGTTGTGGCAAAACTTGCTAAAGGTAAAGGTGGAAAAACAAAAGTAATTTCATCAGTTGACCTCATCGTTAATCCAGTTGATTATCTTTCAAAGGTAGTTCCTGCAACTACCGTTCTTGCAACCGACGGTTCATATAAAAATAATTTGTTTCCTTTCCCGACAAATGTGTATCAGTCAGAGATGATCGCCGAAGGTACAGCGGCGCTCGGTCAGCTCGCAAAATACAAAGCGTGTTTATCAACCGGCAAAGAAGGCAAAATTGAATACTCTGACCAGTGCCAGTTTATTGAGGATAATCGTGTTTACATTGCAAAAATTTATGCGACAGGATTTGCTATTGAAGAAAATGATTTCCTCAAGCTCGATATTTCAAAACTTGAGCCGTTGAAATTATCAGTAACTCTTAATCAGGCAACAGCAGTTTAATTTATCACGGAGGTGTTGAACAATGGGAATCATAAACGATGTAGTTAATATGCTCGATTTTGACCGTGAGCACATCGAAACAGATGAAAGCACAAAGTCGAAAATTGAACTGATTATAGCCAACGGAAAGCAGCACCTCCGTGATTACAACCCTCTGCTTACTGATGAGGATTTCGAGCGACCAACAAGGGCAAGAAGTTTGTTGTTTGATTATTGCAGATACGCTTACTCGAACGCAGTTGAAATGTTCGACCATAATTTTGAAAGCGAAATTTTGAAATTAAGGCAGGAATACGAGGTGCAAATGTATGATACCGAAGAATAACATAGATTTTTTAACCTTTAATGACGGGCTTGCAAAAATCTATGAAACCGACGAAAACGACGACATCATCACCGACAGTCTGAAAAAATATCGTTTCGGTAATGAAAAAATCGGCGTAACTCGTTTTTATGGTGCAAAGCAGAACGATATTGAACTGTCAAAGGTCATACATATTCACAAGGACGAAAACTTGCGAACGGATATGGCGGTCATCATTGACGGCACACGGTTCAAGATTGAACAAATTCAGCACGATAAAAGCAAAAATCCCCCTTGCTCGATTTTGAGCTTGTCACAGAGGGGGCTGTATGAGGGCGGTGCAGAAGATGTATTTTAAAAATTACGATGAATTTGTCGAACTTATTAAGTCTTGTGGCTTTAAATGTGTAGAGGCAGATTACAACAAATCAACCCCTGCTCCCTATCTTGTTTACTTTAAAGACGAGGAAACAGGAATTTACGCAGACGGTAGATTGCTTTGGAAAAATGCAAAAATCATCATAGAACTCTACACGGCAAAAGACGACCACACAAGCGAAACAAAGTTTGAAAAATGGCTCAACGAAAACGGCTACGGTTGGAAAAAACCAAATCGAGCGTGGGACACAACAAATAAACTTTGTGTAAGCTATTACACTTTGGGCGTGACTTTCGATGAGTAGTTACAAAAAAGTCGGTATTGACCGAATCGGCGATACTTTATCAAAAGAACTTGCAACCTATTCGGCTGATATCCAAATGGGCGTGCGGTTGTTGGTTGATGAAAAAGCCGAAGAACTTAAAAACGCAATCAAAAAAGAAGCACCTGTCGGCAGAAGAAAAAAATATCGCAAATCGTTCAGAGTAAAAATCACGAACGAAACATTTAGGTTTTACGAAAAAACAGTTTATGCGGAAAAACCTGAGTACCGGCTTACACACCTCCTCGAAAAAGCTCGTAAAAAGAGGGGTAAAAAAGGCGGAACGGTACAACCAAAGGTGCATATTGCCCCGGCAACGGAGAAAATTCACGGCGAATTTGAAGCCGGAATAAAAAAGCTTATCAAATCATCGGAAACTTTTGGTGGCGGTGATTTGAGCGGAATTAAAAGAATTTAAAACATAAGGAGTGTTATTTCATGAATAAAACGATCAGAAAAGTTGGTTATGCTGTGCTGACAGAAAGCAGCACAGGCGAAATCACATACGGAACACCGATTTGGTTTAAATCCGATGAGGCAGGCGGCAGAAGTATTGGTGCAGAGCCTATCGGCGATTCAAACACGATCTATGCTGACGGCTTGCCTATTATTGTAGCGAGTGCAAACGGCGGCTACACAATCAGTCTTGAGCTTATTTCAGCAGTTGACGACATCGAAAAGGATTGGTTCGGCAATGCAGAAGCTACAGAGGGAGGTATTATCGAGAAAGGCGGTATCAAAGTGATGCCGAGATTTGCCCTCCTCGCCGCAAAGGAAACATATAAAGGTGACAAGCTCTACGAGATTGACACATATTTTGACTGTACTGCTGCAAGAGCGAGCAGAAACGACAAGACCTCAGAGGGTAGCTTTGACCCACAGTTTCCGACATTCACAATCACGGCAAAGCCACGCCCTGACAATGATTTTGTGCGTTACACATCATATGCTGATACTCTCCCAGAAAATGTTGTAACTCCTACTGTAAAGACTGCAAAATCGGCAGCTCCTGCAAGTCAGGCCTCATCAGACACCACAAAGGCGGCTAAGAGCTAATGAAAGACACAGTTGTTATTAACGATAAAAATGTTGAGGTTGAGGTTACAGCATACACGATGCTCATTTACGAGGACACATTTAAAGGTCACAGTTTTTTGCGTGATGCAGACCGTGTGCTTGTCAAGAATCTCAATGATGTTAAATTTGGCTCTGCTGTAAAGCTTTTATGGTCAGCGGCAAAAACGGCAGACGATACAATTCCTAATTTTAAGGTTTGGGCAAAAGATATCAGTATTAAGGATGCTATTTCGGCAACCGACACAATCATCAAGCTCATTGTTGACAGCCTTAAAAGCGACAGCCCAAAAGTGACAGCGACAGCGACCTAAACGGATTTAAAACTTTCCTGACGGCCAAAGAAGTCTTATCTTATGCCGTCAGGAGTGGTCTGACTGTCGCTGATCTACAGAAATTTACAATAGGTTTTGTGCTTGATTATGTCGAAACCTATTTCGCATTACGAAACAATAAGAACATCCACGAAAATGAAGAAAAATATCTGAAAATGAAATCTGTGTTGCCTTTCGTTACAGAAAGATTTGAAAACAAAGAAATCTCGGAAGAGCAGTACAGCGAGTTTATGAACAGATACAAGAAGTTGGAGGACAGATATGGCATCTACAATTAAGGGTATTACCGTCAAAATTGCCGGCGATACAATGGATTTACAGAAGTCCTTAAAAGCTGTACAGTCCTCATCAGCAAGCCTGCAAAAAGAATTAACTACCATTAACAAGCAGTTAAAGTTTGATCCTGATAACACGGTCTTACTTGCGCAAAAGCAAGAAGTGTTAAAAGAACAAATCGAAAACAGCAAATCTGCCCTTCAAAAGTTACTTGATGTGCAGGATCAGGTCGAAGAACAGGCCAAAAACGGCGAAATCTCAACCGAACAGTACAGAGCTTATCAGCGTGAAGTTGAAAAAGCGAAAAGCAAACTTGAAACTTTCACAAAACAGCTTGCGGAAACTGAGGAAAAAGCAAACGCAATAAACCTCGAATCTGCCCGAAGTGAGATGTCAAGAACTGAAAAAAGTGTTGACAAGACAGGCGACAGCTTTAGAAACCTTGAAAATAAGTCGAATAAAACAGATTTGTCAAAAGTCAAGAAAGAAATGGATGAGGTTAAGTCCTCTGCTGACAATCTTAAATCTGCCGTCGGTGATGCGGTAAAAGATGCCGTAGCGGCAACAGCGGCAGTTGGTGGAGCTGTTACGGGTGCAATTGCAAGTGCAAACGGAGAGCAAAAGGCGCTCAACTCTTTACAGGCGCAGACAGGCTTGACTGCCGAAGAGATGACAAAGTATAAAGATGTACTCGAAGATGTTTATAAAGGAAATTTCGGCGAATCGCAAGAAGAAGTTGCAAATGTCCTTGCTTTAATTAAGCAGACAACTAACGAAACCAATCCGAGCAAGCTCAAAGATATGACCGAAAATCTCTTTACTTTAAGAGATACTTACGATTATGATTTTGTCGAAACCTTGAGAGCGGTCAACATGCTTATGGAGCAGTTTGGTGTTACGGGCGAAGAAGCATTTAACCTTATTGCTCAAGGCAGTCAAAATGGCCTTAACAAAAACGGCGACTTGCTCGACACAATTAACGAATACTCTGTACATTACAAGCAACTCGGCTATGATGCGAACGAGTTTTTTAATTCGCTTGAAAATGGCTCTAAAGCTGGTACTTTCAGCATAGACAAGCTCGGCGATGCAATGAAAGAATTTGGTATCCGCTCTAAGGACACAGCCTCGAGTACGCAGGAGGGATTTGCTCTCCTCGGCTATGGAGCGAAAGCCTCGGCTGATGATATCCAAAAAGCAAAAGATGAAGTTGCAAAGCTCGAAAAAAATCTTTACTATGCAAAAGAGGAGCAAAAATGCTTTAACGATTCAACAAGCGAATTGACAAAGCAAAAAAATGCCGACAAAATCGCAGAGTATTCCGAAGCTTTAAAAACAGCGAAAGAAAATCTTGCAAACCTCGAATCTGCGGGCAAAGGTACAAAAGGCAGTATTGAGGATTTGCAGGCAAGATTTGCCAAAGGTGGCGACAGTGCAAAATCAGCAACATCAGAGGTCTTAAAAGCTCTGTTTGAGATGGATGACAAGGTTAAGCAAAATCAGGCAGGTGTTGACCTCTTCGGCACGATGTGGGAGGATTTGGGAATCGACGGTGTTAAAGCCCTAATGAAAGTTAATGGCTCTGCCGACAAGACCGAAAAAACCATGAAAAAGATTAAAGACATCAAATATGATGATGTTGAAGCCGATTGGGCGAGCCTCGGCAGAACGGTACAAACCGATGTCATTAATCCTATTGGCAAATCATTATTCCCCGAGGTAAAAAAACTTTGTAAATTTGCGAGCAAGCATACAGATGATATTATTCCGACGCTAAAACAGATTGGTGTTTTAACTACTGCTATTTGGTCGGGTAAAAAGACCACTAAAATAGTTACAGAAATCAAAAATCTGTGGGGAGCTTACAAGTCTTTGAAAGCGGCAACAGATGCCGCTAAAATCTCACAGGAGGGACTTAACACTGCTCAAAAAGCAAATTTGTGGGGATTAGTTGCAGGTTTAGTTGTTGGTGCTATAGGCGAAATTTGGGCATTTTCAGAGGCTAACGACAGTGCAAAACAATCCCAAGAAGAACTTAACGAAGCTCAGGAAAAAGCAAAAGAAGAAATCAAAGAGCTTAAAGATGCCAACGATGAATATGTGCAGAGTAAGAAAGATGCGACATCGGAGGTTGAAAGCGAATTTCAATATTACGACGATTTATGGGTCGAATTGCAAGGTATTGTTGACAAAAACGGCGAAGTCAAAAAAGGCTATGAAGACAGAGCAAAATTTATTACCAATGAATTGAGCCGAGTTACAGGCAATGAAATCACTTGGAACGGCAATGTTATTCAGTCTTATAAAGACCTTAAAAGCTCAATGGATGATGCCCTTGAATCAAAGAAAGCACTTGCTTTGCTTTCAGCGACCGAAGATTCTTATCAGACAGCAGTTTCAGGTCTTGCAGGCGCAAAGACCGACAGCGTTAATCAGTATGCCATTGTTCGTGAAAATAAAAATGATGTGAGCAAGGCAAGAGATAGCGTAAATAGCTTGCAAATGCATGACACAAAAGCTGAAAATGTCGCATGGTGGGCATATGAAAATAAGAACATTGATAAGCATACATTAGGTGTCATTAGCGCTAACGCTAAAGGTGAAAAGGTTGATAAAGAAGAACTTGATGTCGCTCAAAGCCGTATAAAGGCATTAGAAACAGCTTACGACCAAGAATTGGAAAATCGCAAAAATGTTTTAAGCCAAAAAGAAAGCGTTCTTAAAGACGCCGAAACCAAGTACAAAACTTATCAAGACAAAATCGTCAACTACAACACCACAATTCAAAATTTTGAGAATTTAACCGCTGCAAATGCTAAAGGCAATGCCGAAGAAATCAAAGCCGCTATGTCTGATGTGGAAAACAGCTTAATCACTCACACGACAGGAACTAAAGACACACTCGAACAGCAGGTCAATGATTTTAAGACAAATGCCGAGAATTTAAGGACAGCATACAAAGACGGTGTTGAAGGTGTCACAAAAGACCAAGTTGAAGAAGCCGAAGAATTGCAGGAAAGGGCAGAAATCGAGCTTGCTAAGTACAACGATATGTACGGTACTGTTGCAGCAATAGCTACGGGCAAAGCTGACGAAATTAACGAACAGCAAAAGAAAATAAAAGACGGTTTTATTGATGCTGAAACAGGTTCAAAAGCAAGCCTTGAGAATCAGCTCACAAACCTTACCGCAAACTACGAACTTTTAAAAACTGCAATGGATGAAAATCAGCCGGGCGTCACTCAAAAAATGGTTGATAATGCGAAAGAGCTTGTAGATAAGGCAACCGTTGAGCTTAACAAACTCGAACCCAACGGAGAAAAAGCCGGTAAGAACGGCACTGAGAGCACCAGCAAAGGTATAGGAGATAAAGATGCCAACAAAAAAGTTGATGATTCGTGCAAGTCGCTTGTCAATAGAATCTTTGATAATTTTTCGGGAGTTTATGACAAATTCTACGAAGAAGGCAAAAACTTAGTTCAAGGCTATATGGACGGTGCCGGAAGCCTCTCTGATAAATTATTCAAGTCAGTGGAAGGACTTGCAGGATTAAGTCTTAGCACTCTTAAGAAGACTCAAGATTCACATTCACCAAGCCGAAAAACCCGAAAATTAGGAAGATATTTCGGCGAAGGCTACCGCCTCGGCATTGAAGATGAAATTGAAGATACACAAAAAATGGTAAGGTCTTTAACTTCAAGGGCCTTGTCAGCGGTTGAAGGTAATCCAATTGGAGCGATTAACAATAAATTTGCAGACATTCGCACCCAAAGTCAAAATGCAACGGTAAACGGTCAAATGTTGAAAGCTGTTACAAATTCACCTACGATTGAGATTCAATTTACAGGCGATGTCCATATCAATAATGATATGGATGTTGATGATTTTAACCGCCGTGTATCTACTGCAATTGTGCAAACGCTTGACGGTGAAGCGTCGAAATTGGGAGGTTAAAGATGAGGCATAGTTTTACATATAACGGTACCGATTTGCGGACATTAGGCTTTTTTATAGCTACACCTCCCAAATATCAAATTGCAAAGCGTAACTTCGATTTTACTTCTGTTTATGGCAAAAACGGCGGAGTGATTTCTGACAATGGTGTTTTCGATAATGTTGAAATGCAGTTCGAGGTCAACAGTTATCCATACATTGTGCCTAACGAAAGTAACGCTGAGCTTGTAAGAGTATTTGCAGAATGGCTAACGACTTGGGACGGCGAATATAAAATCTTTAGGGATTCATACAACCCCGGTTATTATTCAAAAGCAATTTGTACGGGGATTGAGCCAATAGAAGAGGTTGCACCTTTTTGTTTGTCAACAACAATAAATTTTAGTCGAATACCGTATTGGTACAGTGACTTGGGACAGGAGATTATCAGACCGAAATTAACTTCGACACAAAACGCAGAAATCGAAGTCTATAATCCTGAAAATTACACCGCCGAGCCTTTTATTAGAATCATCAACAAAGGCGCAAAAGTTAATCCGTTGACGCTGACGGTTAATGATAGTCAAACGCTGACGGTTAAAACATCATCGGATAAGGATTATATTGAGCTTGATTCCGAACAGCAGTCCGCTTCTTTCGATAACGGCACGAGCTTAGCAAACAATTGCATAAGTTGCACAGAGTTTCCAAAGCTTTTGCCCGGTTGGAATAAAATAAAACTCTCAGGAAAAAGCGCAAATGCGTTTACTGACATTGAAATTAAGCCAAATTGGAGGAGATTGTAATGTACCCTATTTTGTATAACGTTGCTGACTATTACAAGAACTCAACACCATTGTTTGAATCTAATGGTTTCGGTTTTTTGACTGAATGCACCGAGTTCTTGGTGACAATGGAGCAAAATGGCACATACAGCTTTAGCATGAAAATCAAAAGCACAGATAAACTCGCTTCAAAAATTAAAATAACCTCATATATTAAAGCGAAAGTGAATAATGTATCTGAGCCACAGTATTTTTATGTCACAAAAATAGAGGTTGATAAAAACGGTGATTTAACCGTGTCAGGTGAACATGTGTCAAGAATGTTTTTTCAAAATGGCACAATCCCTCGTGCGACAGACGGTTCGATGTATGGCACGCCGAAAGAACTTATTGACCACTATATGCGAGATTACAGCCAAGTAGGTAAGCCTCTGTATATGTGGTTTACGGAGGCCCCATATAAGTGGTTCAGTTTCAGCTCATCAATCACAGCAAAGAAAAGAATCTCCTTAGGCTATTCACAGGCAGTAAAGTTTGAGGACATTTTCAAAGACGATGACGAAGGGTTGATAAATCAGTTTGACTGTGTTCTGTATTTTAACAATTTTGATATTCATTTTGAAAAAATCAGTACAGCAGGTGCGAAAAATGGCTATCGTATAGCTTTCGGCGCTAATGTGTCAGATTATAAGCAGACTGCTGAAATTGGCAACTACTATACACATGTTATGCCTTACGCACGATGCAACACTACGAATAATAAAGAAGTCGTCGTGTCAAGCCCTGAACCGTATGAAACAGGGCTAAAACGGAACATAAAAAACACATATTTATTTGATTGCACCAATAAAATCAAAAAATATACTTTAAATCCAAGCACCGGCGAAAATTACGAAGAAGTCAGAGATGCTTTGCGTAATGCGGTTGCTGATTATAACTATTCGACGGAACAAACATCGGAAACCCTGAGTATAAGGGTAACTCTTGAAAACGAGCTCACTAAAATGCACGCAATCAAACTTTATGATGAAGTGACGGTCGTAATGCCGGACGGCACGAATCTTAGTCGAAGAATTTCAAAAACGGTCTACGATAGTGTATCTCAGAAATACAAAGAAATTACAATCGGCGACTTAAGTATGTCAATGTCTGATTTGTTCAAAATTCAAAGGAGGTTTAGAAGATAATGGCAATTAGCATAAAACATAAATCAATTACAATTGATGTAAATGACCGCAACGCACCGAATATTGTTGCAATTGCAAATGTAAATGACAAAGCAGTCCGCTATCTCGATGTAATGTTGACGGCCAGCGGTGAAAAATTGACCTTTGCAGACTGCACAGTAACTGCAACCTTTGCGACGGACGGATATTTAATTTCAGATTCAGTCGCTTGCACACTGAACAGCACAGCGGATGTTATTACTGTTCCGCTCGAAAATTTCAAGTCTATGTCGGGCTTCTTGGCAATCGAAATTAAGATTGCAAATGGCGAAACGCAGGTGTTAAATACTCCGCTGACCTTAAAAGTTAAAGTCACACCGAGCCTCGCTGAGAACAGCAAGATAGATAGCGAAAGTGCTGGCAGTTTTGCCGAAATCAGCCGAGAGGTTGCCACAGCAAGAGGCGGTCATAATTCACTTGGAGCAAGGCTTAACGGGATTGATTCGTCTGTTTCTGACAAAGCTGATAAAAGCACGGTCAGTCAGTTATCAGCACGAATGCAGACGGCAGAGAAAGCTCTTACAGGCAAGGCAAACGCAACAGACGTAGCCAATGCACTTAAACCAAAAGAAGACAATTCAAACAAAGTGAGCTCCAAAACGGACATTACAGACAGCAGCACTAATTATCCGAGCGTTAAATATCTGAACGATTTCTATTACGACGCAAACGAAGCCTACTCATCAGAAGAAACGGACAAGCTTCTTGCAACTAAATACGATTCGTCAAATATCGAAAGCGGAACATCAACGCTTACACCATACTCAACCGTTGCAGATAAAATCAAAAGTGCAAACTGTACATATAAGACGATTGGTGACATCGTAATCGTCAGTGCAACGGTCAAAATGAACGCAGTATCTCTTGGCGGCAATAGCATGTGTCCGCTGATTGATTTGCCGTACAAATGTATTTCCGAGGACAATGTTTTTTGTGTCGGTATTTCAAACCTTGGCAAGCTCTTTAAATTTGCCATTCCGAAAAATAACACTTGGCTACAGTTTTCGACTCAGGATAAGACGGCTTACACATTTGCAGACGGCGAGCAAATTAATGTGATTTGCTTGTACAAAATTAAATAACGGAGGTATGAAAAATGGAACTTAAAGAAAAAATCACACTTGATATGCTCACAAAGGACAGCGTGTCGGTACTCAAACAGCAGTTTTTGACCTTTAACGGTGAAGAAATGCAGGTTGGCGGCAACATCCGCAACGCATACATGAACAGCAAATCGGGCAGAGAACAGCTTAAAACGGTGCTGTCAGACGAATATTACAATGCCGTTATGGCAGTTTGGGGCGACAATCCAACCGTTGATGAGCCGACGGAAAGCGAGGTCGAATAAGTGGCAACTGAAACTATTATAGCTTTAATCACACTTGCAGGATCTGCGGTGGGTACTCTTGGGGGTATTGTGATTAACAGTCGAATGTCGAACTATCGCATTGAACAGCTCGAAAAAAAGGTTGACAAGCATAACAGCCTCATCGAGCGTACATATGCGATTGAACAGCACAATGCAGTTGTAGACGAAGAAATTAAGGTCGCAAATCACAGAATTGACGACCTCGAAAAAATCAGCGAAAGGAAAGATTGATGATGAAAAATATTTTTACAAAACAGTGGGCAAAAGCTACGGCGGTCAGAGCGATTAAGACTGTTGCTCAGACAGCTATTGCAACAATCGGAGTGTCTGCCGTTATGACAGATGTAAACTGGATTGCAGTAGGCTCGGCATCTCTGCTTGCAGGTGTGTTGTCTGTGCTGACAAGCATTGCAGGACTGCCCGAAGTGTCAGAAAGTGAGGGGTAACAATGGCAAAATATCGTAAAAAACCTGTTATTATTGAGGCATATCAGACCGACAAAGAAATGATTATTCATACCCTTGAAGGTGATATGAAGGCAAGTATCGGTGATTACATTATCACAGGTGTAAACGGTGAGAAATACCCGTGTAAACCCGATATTTTCAAAAAAACTTACGAGAAAGTGGAGAAATAATTATGAGTAACTCAAAACTTGTTAATTACACAAAATTAAGCCCAAACCACAGCGGTAAACGCACACATAGCATCGACCGCATTACTCCGCATTGCGTTGTAGGTCAGTGCAGTGTCGAAACCCTCGGTAATATCTTTATGAACACGAAAAATGAGGCAAGCTGTAACTACGGAATCGGCTATGACGGCAGAGTGTTGCTTTGTGTTGATGAGGGTAATCGCTCTTGGTGTAGTTCATCAAACGCAAATGACCAGCGTGCAGTTACAATCGAATGTGCAAGCGACACAGTAGCTCCGTACACCATGAACAGCAAGGTGTATAACAAACTCGTTGCACTCTGCGTTGACATCTGCAAGCGTAACGGCAAGACTAAACTGCTTTGGTTCGGTAACGAGGACAAGACTTTAAACTATTCGCCAAGATCAGGCGAAATGGTCTTGACTGTACATAGGTGGTTTGCAAATAAATCCTGCCCAGGTGACTGGCTCTATAACAGGCTTGGCAATCTTGCAGACGAAGTAACCGCACAGCTCGGCGGTAAAACATCAAATAAGGAGAATGAAGAAATGATTAAGTACGGCTCACACAACACGGCTACACTCGCGTTTAAAAAGCAGTTAATTACGCTTTATAACATGAAAATCATCAAAACAAAAGTCGATAACTCAAACGGTTTCGGTGACGGTACACTGAAAGCTGTAAAAGAAGCACAGAGAGCAGGTAAGGTCACAGTTGACGGCATTGTCGGCGAGAAAACAATCAATGCTATCTATCATCTTATCAATGACGGTATTCGAGCAAAAGACAGCAAAATCGCCAACGCAAAAAAGGCACTTAGCTGATGTTAAATATTTCGCACCGTTGCAAATTTTATGTGGCGGTGCGGATGCCATAAATAAAGAAATGGGGTGACGAAAATGGTAAATTTATATCAAGGCGATTGTCTTGAAGTGCTGAAAACTTTGCCCGATAACAGCGTTGACCTGTTACTGACAGATCCGCCTTATGTGTTAAACACAAAGGGCGGCGGAACTGTAAACAAGATAATGAAATTAAGTGAATCTTTAGCGGATGTCGAGAAAGCAAAAATAATTAATGGGTATGATATTGAACTTTTCGGACAAGAATTTTTGCGAGTTATGAAAGAAATCAATGCTTATTTTTGGTGCAATAAAGCACAAATATATGATTATTTAAAATTTTATGTCGGACAACTTAAATGCAAATTTGATATTATTTGCTGGCACAAAACGAACGCTTTGCCCACCTATTCAAATAAGTATTTAAGCGACACCGAATATTTACTTTATTTCAGAAAAGGAAAAGGTAAGTGCTTTCCCCACAGTTACGAGGATGCAAAAACATATTATTTAAGCGTTTCAAACCTAAAGGACAAAAAAATGTGGAAACATCCGACCATTAAACCTCTTTACATTACTGAAAAAATAATCCGAAACAGTTCAAAAGAAAATTACACTGTTTTAGATCCGTTTATGGGAAGCGGAACAACAGGTGTTGCCTGCATAAATACAAACCGCAATTTTATCGGCGTTGAGCTTGACGAAAAGTATTACAAAATTGCTGAAGAAAGAATAAGTTCAGCGATTAAACAAACTGCATAAAGAAATAAAAAACACATAATTGCAAAAAAATCCCCCTCATCTGCTGTAAAAAGCGAGTGAGGGGGATTTGTTATTTGCTGTTATTTTCTTTCGCAATCCGTTCAAGCTCACGGATTACAAGTTTTTCGACATAGGCAGGAGGGTTTCGCTTGCCAGTTTCCCAGTTTTCAATTGTTCGCTTTGGAATTTCAAAAACTTCACTCATTCGCTGTTGAGTTAATCCGGCGTTGAGCCTTGCCTCTTTAATCGTCAACTTTATCAACCCCTTTCATAAAACCGTCAATCCAAATGACCTTACCTGTCTTATATCGGCGAAAATGCCCTCGAACCTGAAACACCCCTTCAGGTTTTCGATGATGACCGACCGATGCAGCGTATAGTTGATTTTGAAAAGGTCTGAATACAATTGTTTTGTTGCCTTTTTGATTTTTCCCGACTGCTGAAAATTCTCGCTTATCTCGGTCAAGAAAATTCCCATACCACAGAAAAGCGTTTGTGTGAACATACGAAGTTATCAAAATCATCATCACATTAAGCTGTTCTTGGCTCATTTCAGTTTCTTCTGCAATTTTATAATGAATTTGAAAATCGTTCGCACCTTCGGGAGTAGGGAAGAACTCGCCTTTAGCGAACAGTTTTTTGTTGATTTTCAGAGAGAATTTTCTTTCAAGTCCTTTCGATTCGACATATAGCGCGTATTCAGGATTATCTTTTTTGCGTATTTCACATTTTTGGAAAAACGGTTCAGCTAAGGAACATTTCAATCTGTCTTTGTCAGCCCATTCTCTAAGATAAGAGTAGGCTGATTTTTCAATGTATATGGTGTTCAAGAGATGATTTCAGCTCCTTTTTTGATTAATAATAAATAATATTTGCAATTTTTCTTTTAATCGTGAATTTCGACGTGTTCAAGACTTCGTAGCCGTCTTCAATGACATTGAATCCTTCTTCAAAGTCATCAATGACATTGTTCAATTCGTTTTCTGTGCGGTAGTCGAGTTTTGAGAAGTCATTAACGAGTTCGCCGTCAACGAAAATCTGTCTTGGTTCTTCCACGAGAACCTCATATTCTCCGATGAACTCACCGTTGTTGTTTCTTATGTTTCTTGTAATTTTGTTTGCGTTTGTCATTTTTATTTCTCCTTTTTATTTTTAATTTAAACAGATTAAACAAAATCTGACCAATAGTTTTTGAAATATAACACAGCAAAATCATAATCATCTGTGTAAATTACTCGGTTATCGCCGTGTTCCGCCGGGTCTTCTTCAACAAGAACAGACTTCGGAACCCACATTGTTTTTCTTAAATAAACTCCTACATTGAGCATTGCATATACAGCTTTATCCGTTTCTTTTAAAATTGCGAAAACATCACACATATCAATTTTTCTGCTGAGGTCTTTCGCAATCTTTTCTGCAAACCAATCTTTCACTGTTAAAAACTTATCGCCTGTTCTTGTCATTTGTGATATCCCCTTCCTTTATCTTGATTATATTATACCACTCAATGGGTGATATGTCAAGCGCTTTTTAAAAATATTTTTAGAAAAAGTAAATATTTTTTTAATCGCTTCAATTACTACAGATTTACTACAGACACAGTTTGAAAAGTCCGAAAGTGCCGATAAACACTGACTTTTTCAAAACAAACCGCATGACTGTTAATCATGATGTCACTGGTTCGAGCCCAGTTGGGGGAGCCACAACAGAGTAGTCTTTTGACTACTCTGTTTTTTTAGGCTCAATTTCA